TAAATAGAAATAATTATACAAATTATATAGTTTGTAATAATCAATTCTATGATATGATGTATATAGTTATGGATAAGATCATGAAGATAGGCGGTAAAGTACTTGTATATATTGGTACTATATCAGCTATAGATATCGTTAAAGCTTGGATTGAGGAAAACTACCCTGAATTCAAAGATGATATCGGTGTATATACTTCAGTCATTCCTAAAGAGATTAAACAAGAGCAACTTAGTAAGACTATTATACTTTCAACAACTAAATCTGCTGGTGCCGCATTAGACATCAGAGATTTAAAAGCTACTATCATATTGGCTGAACCATTTAAGTCAGAGATATTAGCTAAACAAACTTTAGGTCGAACTCGTAATCCTAATACAGAATGCATTGAAGTAGTGGATGATGGGTTTAGATCGATATCCAGATTTTATAATGCCAAGAAACCTATCTTTAGTAAGTATGCTACTGAATGTAGAGAGATTAAGATTAGTCTTAATACTTTACAAGAGAAAGCTGATGACTTATTTAAGATTAGGGAATCTGTTAAAAAGCAATATGATGCTGGATATGCAGTTATAGATTATTCTAAGGATGGGTATAAAGATGGAATCTAAAGATTTACTTATAAAAGATACCTATCTATACAAGAAGAATGGTAGATATAGGAATCTTATTAAAGCATATAAACTATATGCTGATAGTATTATTACTAAAGAAGGTATAGTTATAACTAAAACATTCACTGATAGAATTAAAGAACTTAATGAAAATCTTACAGTTAATACAACTTTACCTGATCTAATAAGATTAGCTTGTTATAATTCTAAAATGAAATGCTATAGAAAACCATTCCTAGAATTTTATACTGAAATTATAAAGATGAATAATGCTCTTGTTCATCTTTATAATATTCATATACTATCAGTTATTACTGAAGGAGAAGACAATGAATAATAGATTAAGAAATAAAGCTAAAGCTCTTAAACCTTTAAGCGTATATACAGCATACAAAGCTGAAGCAATGAATACTGAATCATTAGAAAAACTTAAATTGATTGGTATTAATTTACCAGAAGAGTTATTAAATGATCCGAAAGTGGCATCTTTATTAGGTGATGTAAATGAATAATAGAAACAACCGTACTCGTCAGAAGTGTAGAATACTTAGAAAAAATTATGATTGTTTTATAAGATTTATTTATAATACTTTATCTGAAGAAGATAAAGAATTTATTTCTAATAAAATGAAAGAGATTCTATATGAACAAGCGAAGACGAATGAGGCAAAGAGCAATTAGATTATTTAGAAGAAAGCAACCAATATATTTCTTCTTAAGATCTATGGCTGATATTTTACAGAACGTCAACAGATATATTCGTAATATAGGTAAAAGTTTGGAGAGATTATAATATGAACACAGTTAAATACAGATTTAAGCAAATTCAAAAATTAGGTAAATTGTTTGGTAAAACTTATTTAACAGATAAATGGATTAGTGGTAATACTAAATATGGTGGACTAGAATTATCTAAAACTAACTATAATCAAGAAGTGGATGTATATACTTCTTATCATAAAGGAGATAATATCTTATACATCAAAAATAATATATTCCGTGAAGGTAAATTAGTTTGTATCCTTGAAGATTATCCATTTATGGACTTTAGTAAGATAAAGATGTATAATAAACCATTATTCAATAAATATAGAAACACAATTCTAACATGGAATAGTATATTGGATAATAATACTGTATATTTTGCACACTAAATATATAAATAACCATATATTATTAAGGTGATAGATCTTGATGATCTATCACCTATTTATTTTATTCCATAGTGTTATTTAAAACAAAGGAGAAACATATTATGGAAACTACAAACATTCAAGAAATCAACATGAAAGCTGCAGAAAAATTAGGTGAGTTATTTGACTATGTATTCTGTGGTAAAAAACCTAATACTGAGGAAAAAGATATTCCACCAGTAGAAGAAATTGGTGCTGAAACTGTAGATATCATTGATGCTGCAGAAGAAGCAATCCAACAGCCTTTACAAAACAAAGATACATCTATTGCAGTTAATTTCTCTCAAATGGTTAATAAACCAAAAGAAGAAGTTAAAACAGAAGTAAACTCTGTTCCACCTGAAGGTGAAACAAAGGTTAATGTACTATTCCCTAAGACTGAACACATCTTGGGGAATTATGTTGACTATGATTCTTTTAAGAAGATTAAAGAATCTAATACTGATAAAGTTGTCCGTGCAGTTCGTTTATTGAATTATAAAATGAGTGATCAAAATGCAGCTGCTGCATTTGCACAATTCGTATCCGAATTTAATCCAGAATGTAATCCAAATAAACGTTTACGTTATGAATTGATTCGTCACCAAGGACGTGAAAAAGATTTAGTAATTCGTTTATCTACTGTGATCAATGGTACTACAAAGTATTATGCAGATATCTACCCTGATTTGAATAAGATTGATCTCGATCATCATTTAATCAGTTCTGCAAAGAAATAATACAATTTCCCCTAGGAGTTCATTCTCCTAGGGGTTTTATTTTTTTAAGATAGCCGTTACAAATCACTAATAGATTGGGGTGAATATATTGGCTAACTTTGAGAATTATAATAAAGTAGTCGAACAAATCTTTGAACTAAACTACTATCTTACATTTAAACTGGAGGTAACGTTTAATAATATAATTAAGAGAATCAATACTGAGATTAAGGAAAACTTTCATAGTGAATACGTTGTGGGAGCTAATAAACTCACAACTAATTTAAGATATAAATACCAAATGAGATTATCTCCTAGAGGAGAGAAGATTGGTATTGTAATAGACTGGGATAACTATGATGATTTATGTACAGTCGTAGAAGAAGCTATAAATATCTGTGATGCTGAAAATAAGATGTCTCCATTTAAGAGACTATATTCTACTACAGGAGATCTATTAGATATTAAATGCGATAGTCTTAAAGTAAGATATCTTCATTTAGAAGATAGATGGAATAATAAAGTAGATTTGATTCCATTTGTCTTAGTTGATGATAATCGTGGTACTCTAACAGAAGCAATGAGATTTAGATTCAATAATGATCTAACTTTCGATGTACCAGTATCTCGTCTTAAAGGATTCAGAAGATTCCTTATGACATATAATCCTGTATTACATGCTGGAGCAATGGCTAGATATATGGCAATAACTCCACTTCTCGGTAGTAATAGACAGAATATGTTGAAATAAGGATAGAGAAGGAGATTCAATCTCCTTCTCTTATTTTTTTTATACAGTATACATAATTGGTTGGTTAGTATTAGCGGGATTAACATAGTTATCTCTTAAGAACTCAATAATCTCCATTCGTCTTTGAGCTTGAGATTCTAATGAAGATAACTTCAAGTCAATATTAGCATATACTGTTTCAATACCATCATAGTGTTTAAGGTATTCAAATAAGAATGTAGCTACATCAGCTTGAGCTAACTGTTCAAATGTCTCCATCTTAGTTGGTTCAATAGTCATTAAATTTTCTGGATGCTTAACGAATACACCAATATAGACATTAGATAGCAAGTTATCTGTATTACCACCTACAGCCATTTCAAGTTTAACCATATTAGGTGGAATAAAATCTAGATAGATACCGTTATTAAATAATGAGCTTACGTCAGCATAGTTTTGAGCAAGCATGATACTATCAGTATCCATAGATCTTGCTAATACATTATAGATACCATACCCAGAATATTGTTGTAGACCAGCTGTTTCATTATTAGTATCAGACCATAAGATATCTTTAACTCCAAGAATCTCATAGTTATCTGGTATTTGACGATCTAATAAATAGTAACCATCTTTCTTATCTTCTGGTTTAAGTTGCACTTTAACCATATGAGGAAAGAAACGACTAAATGTAGTCAATGTATCTGGTTTGATTACTTTGTCAGCCCAGTGTTCTTTTTGGAGTTCTTCAGGTAAGTTCAAAGGAGCTGTACCTAAACGTCTCTCTATTTTATTTACAACGTCTGTCATTCTATTAAACATAATTTCAGACTCCTTTTTAAAAAGTACATTTTATTGATATATTATTATGTTGAGGAGGAAAGATATGAACAGATTTGACGTAATAGAATTAGCTCAACAAACACTCACATTCGTATATAATACATTTAATGGAAAGGTAAACACATTAGATCCATATACTAGATTAAGCTTTGTATCTGGATATTTAGACACTAAAACTAATATTGCTAGAACTACACCATATGGTTGTATTTATGTAAGCTTAGAAGCTTTTGCTGATACTGTAGAACGACAAGGATTTATTGATACAGACCAAATTAGAAACTTAGCATTGGAAATTATTATCCATGAATTAACTCATGTAGACCAATTGATTGACTATAAGTATATTAAGTTCAATAATGGTTATAGAGAAGAAGTTGAACTCAAATGTGTTAAACAATCTTGTCAATGGATATTAGATAATATCCAATATATTAGATCTCTTGGACTAGTTGTAATCCCAGAAGTATATCAATCTAGACTAGATAACTTAACTAATGTAATATATACTCCTAAATATCCAATAGCTATAGCTATGGCTAAACTAGAATATATGCTAGGTAGAAAGTTTAGAGAGTTTAGCAATAACAATATTGAGATTCAATATATTGATAGATTGAAGACTCATTATAGTTTCATGGTATGTGAAAACAGATCCTATATCAACTCTAGAAATCTTAATGATCTAGGTGAACGTCTATTAAATGATAAACAATATACGGTTGAGTATTTAGAATATGGTAATTCTAAATTAGTAATAAAAATTACCCAAGGAGCTTAGACTCCTTGGGTTGTTTTATTTTTTTTCTTAATATTGGTTTTTAGCCCATTCCATGATTTCATCTTTGATATATTTTTCAGGAGACATAATCAAAGATGCACCACTTTCATCGAATAAACGTACATCACCGTTTTCTAATACAGTCATACCACGTTTACTGAATTCCATTACATCAGAGATTAAATCTACATTTGCAGATTCAGATTGGATGTAGCTGATTACTGCTGGATTATTGATAGGAATAATACGACCTTCATAACCTTCTTTAACTACAACTTCATTGTTGTCTTCCATACTAGCAGATTCTTTAATTAAACCTGTAGTGTATGCACGTTTATGAGATGGATAGATTACACGGTCCCATGTAATAATCTTTAAGTTCTTTACATAGTTCTTACCACCAACGTTTTCCAATGCACCTAATGCACGAAGGCTGAAGCTTGGTTTTTCACCATCTAAGAGATCTTCATTGAAGTCTCTACCAGCTTGGTTATTTGTACCAGTATAACGACCAAGAACTAAGTTACCGTCAACTTTAATATCAAGATATTTAACTACTACCATAGCTGGATCAATTGTAGATTGACGTTCAACTTTATCACTCATAGGGTGACCTTGTTCGCCTTTCATATTACCAGTACGGATAAGTTCTTGTGTACGCTCACACGCAATTTGAGCCTTAAGATCAGATGTTGCATAACAACGGCGGTTACGATTAATTGTATCACCATCCTGAAGGATACCTTCAGCAACAGGTTTGTTGTTGATACTTTCAACAAGTCTAGATTCACCAACCGTCATTGGAGCTTCATGTATAATAAATGGAATATTCATTTTACCCTCCAAGATTAAATAATATAGTATTACATTTATGTTAATCAACCCCAGTTTTAGCTGAATATAATGTTTAATATTTGAACTTATTAATAATAAACATAAGTCTTAGACAAAAGGAGAAATGCGTAAATGATTACGAATATTAGAAAACGGCAACTCGAATTGAATAAGATACGTAAGACTTCGGATGATTACGCCGGTCTATATAGTATCGTATCAGAGAATCATAATATGACTCAAGCTGATACTGTATTTAAACACATATTAGAGTTAGATTCTAATATTGATACTGCGATCATGAAATCTGTAGACTTATTATTGGAATTATATAAAGATAATGATCCAGTAGTAGTCAACAAGCATCGTCAGAAAGTATTAGAGTCGATTACTAAAGTACGTGATGCAAATCAATTCAAAAATTATCTTCAACGTAAGATGGCTCTCCATAAGGGAAGAGTTAAAAACAAAGTAGCTAATGCTGTTGAAAAAATCCATAGTGATGTTAAAGATCAACTTAAGAAAGCTGCTGGTAATATTGCTTCTTTAGTTCCATCAGCTGGTGGTTCTGAGGGAGGAGAAGGGCAAGCTGCTCAACAAGAAACTTTAAATATGATGTATAAGGTTGCATGTGAGAATGTAACTTATGATCGTATTATTAAAAACTATGATAAGATCAGTAGACGTTTTGATTTCGATAAGATTGTAATCGAAAACGTATTAACTAAAAAAGATGCAGTCAAAGAAACTACAACAATCTGTAAGCTAATTGATACTTATGATATGCCAGCCATTAGTAAGTTCAAAGTAGCTACAGAAAACTATCTTTTTGTCTTAAGTAAAAATGCTTGTCCATATGATACTATTGGTATTATGGAAGCAGCAGCAGATTACTTCTTGGTTAATGCTGAAGATAAATTCAAATATGCTGAAGCATTAGAATCTACTCTAACTGATATGGCTAACTATAATCCATTCGGTTCTAGTGATATTGCTAAGATTGTAGATAAAGTTAATAAACCTAAAGATATGGATCTTGATGAAGTTATTGATTTACGAGATGGTAAGATGGAAGCGTATATTGCTAAGTTTAAATTCGATCCAACTCATGATAACTTTGTTAAACTTATTGAAGTACTTCCAAATGAAGTAGGTATCGAAACTTATATCAATAATATGGATATGATCTTCGATGCATTGAGTATGATCAATAGTGATACTACTCAATACTATATTACATTAGTTAAAATCAATGAAGCATTACTTTCTTGCTGTACTTTAAAGATAAAACCTTTATTAATTAAGTCTTTACTCACTACATATGAAAAGTATGCTAATAAGATTGATAAAGATGTTGTAGAGAGAATGAGACTCTTAATAGATAATATCGATGAATCTATTGAAGAAAGCAATCTATATACTCTACCAGCTAAACTAGATATTTTATTTGAATCTATGAGATCTTTATCTGAGAAAGATATTCCATCTCTTATCAGTGAATCATTTGATAGATACTCTTTAGATGATATTGATGGCATTACTCAGTTAGCTAATATGGAAGCATCTATTATTCCTCATAGTAAGTTTGATCATATCTTAAAAGAAAAACTTAAGACTGCTAGACGTAAACGCCATAAGGATCTTAAAGATTATCAAAAGATTGATTGTATTAAAGATAATATTGAAAAGCTTAATGAATCTGAACCAGAAGAATATAGTGATGGTTCTTTAGATGAAGCTATTATTCAAACTAAAGTACAAGAAGCTTGTGCTAATCTATTATATGATTTCACTCACTATCCTACTACTTTAAAAGAAATGAATATTATCAATACCATTTCTATGGCATCTGAAAAAGTTAAAGCTAAAATTAGTGATGTATCTTCTGATATCTCTAATGTAAGTAGACAATTCGATGCTCAAATGGATCAACTTAAAGGTGTAATTAATACTAAAGATTTAGAATCTGAAAATAGGGAAGCAGTTATTGCTGGTAAAATCTTACCTAAAGCAAGTCGTATTGTTAAACTAGCTATTGCTGCTGGTGTAGGCTACCTAATCAATCCAGCTATTTCTGTAATTGTAGTCTTAGGTTATCTTGGACTATCTATGGATACTCAATCTAAAGAACGTCGTAAAGTTTTAGAAGAAATTGAATTAGAATTAGAAATGACTAACCGTTATCTAAAGAAAGCTGAAGATGATGGTAGTCTAGAAAAACAAAGAGAACTTCTTAAGATTAAGAAGAAACTTGAAAGTCAAAAAGCTAGACTCATGTATAATATGGCATTTAAACATGGTGAAGCCCTACCTAGTAAAGGTAGAGATGATGATTAATAAGGAGATATATAATGAGTCTTAATGATTTCCTAGCAGAGCTCAAAGAGCAAGTCATCTATATGGAAGCAGATGACGATAAAAAGAAAAAAGAAGATAAGAAAGAGGACAAAAAGGAAGACGATAAGAAGTCTGATGATAAAAAAGAAGAAACACCTCCACCTCCAGCAGGAGATGGGGGAGATCCTCTTCAATCTAATGATGATAATGCAGACGATGCTCCTGAAGATTTAGGAGCTGGTGATCCTGATGCGGATGGTGATGGTACTGATGAAGATCCTGAAGATCTAAGTGGTGGTGATGATCCAGCCGATGATGAGCCAGGAGACGATCCAGAAGATCAACCTGAAGAACCGGATATGGATGCACCTGATGATGGAGGAGATGATACTCCAGATGCAGGTGGAGACGATCCATTAGCTGGTGGTGATGATAATCCTGATGATGCTCCAGAAGATTTAGAAGATGGAGCCCCAGATGATGGTGATGATGGACAACCTGAAGAACCAGATATGGATGAACCTGATGATGGAGGAGACGATACTCCGGATGCAGGTGGTGATGACGGTGGAGATATGGAACCTGATGACTTAAGTGGAGGAGACGATGGTGGCTCTGACGCTGGTGGTGATGATGGGGATATGGAACCTGATGATCTAAGTGATGGAGGAGACGGCGGTGATGGTGGTGATGATACACCTGATGCTGGGGACTCTGAAGATGGATCTGATGGTAGTGATTCTGGAGATTCTAGTGATGGTGGTTCTGAAGGGGAAATCGAAGGTATTGAGAATGAAATCTTTGAAGACCTTTCTGATGAACAAAAAGCTATTCGTACTAAAGAATTGAAAGATAGATTCATTGAGCTTTATAATGTAACCTTAGCTTTCAAAGAGAAAGTAGATTACGTTAAAAAGAACTCTGATAATATGAAAGTTATCACTAAGGTATCTAAATCTTTAGATAAGCTATCTGATATGATCTCTTACTATATTACTAAGACATTTAATACTAAATCTTATATTGAAAACAAATCTGACTTTTATTATTGTCTTTGGGTTCTAGATAGATTGAATGAATTAATGAGTACTTTAGCCCCTAAAGAACCTATGAAAAAGTAAACTGTATACTCTTGTGCAGTATAACAATATAGTAAATATTTTGGTGTCCCTATAGATACCTGATATAATCAAAATACAAAAAATAAATTTATAATCTCGAAAGGAGAAAGATTATGCCAGTTGTAGGTGAATCTAAACAAGACAACGTGGTATTTGGTCGTGGTTATAACACTTCCAGTACTCGTCAATATGCTTCTGCTATTCGTGAAATGGCAGAAAATATCCGTCAAGAGACAGGTGCTGAATTCTATACAGAAATGAGCCGTGTAATGATGTCTCCTGAATCCAATGAAACTATGCGTGACTTCTTCGTATCTGAATCCGCTGATATGGAAGAATACCAAGCTCTTGGTAACCCAGGTGGTTATCAAGACCATATGGCTATGATGGAAGCTCAATACGAAAATGACCGTTCCAAATTATTGGAAAGTGCAACTCTTGGTGCATACAACCCAGTTATGGGCTTAGTATTCCCATTGCACAAAAACCTTTTAATGAACAACGTATTCGATAAAGGTGCTATCAATAAAGCTGTTGCTAAAACTCCTAAATTCACATTGACTATGAAGATCCGCAAAATGGTTACTCCAGATGGTCGTGAAATCGATATGTTCACTGAACAAAATAAAATGTTTGGTGCTATTCTTGCGACAGCCCCAACTCATCATTTGTTGGTAGATCTTCCTTTGGCTCCAACTAACACAGGTGCTCAAGACAAAATCCGTAAAGCAGTATTTGGTCCTCAAGGTTTGATCCAAAATATCGATAACTTCTCTATCGAATCTGCAGTAACTCATATCGTAGTTAATGCTATTCCTAAAGCTGGTTACATGAAACCTAATACTACTGGTGATGCTGTTGAACCTGTAACAGCTGCTGAAATTACTGCTGGTACAGCTATCGACGTTGCAGTACCTATTCAAGAATGCCGCTTCGAACCAGGCTATGGCGAAATTGACCGTCAAATGATGACTGCTTTCTCCGTAACTGTTGAACAAACTGCAGGTACTCCTAAAACTATCTCTGGTCATTTAGCTGGTTTCTTCAAAAACAACCAATTCATGTTGTACTGCTCCGACGATACAATTAAAAAAGTAGTATTAGCAGTTCGTCGTGAAACATCTTCTGCTATGCACAACACTGTAAGCGTTAAATGGGATTCCCAAACAAACATCGTTGAAATTCCTGATGCTTACCCAATCAATACTACAATCAGCCCTGAAGAAGTAAAAGATATTCAAGCTCTTTATAACGAAGATCAATTGACTAATATCCTTTCCTTGTTCAAAACAGCTCTTGGTAACTTCAAAGATGACAAAATCCATGCTGAATTGGATGAATCCTTCTTACGTATGCCAGAAGCTAACCGTTTAGCTGAAGTATTTGACTTCGCTCCACCAGAAGGTTATGCATTGGATCAAGTAGAATACCGTCACAAAACATTCATGGATGCTTTGGACAACTACGCTCAATATATGATCCAAGTATTGAATGACCCTAACATCACAATCTCTGTAATTGGTAACCCTGCGATCATTCGCAAAATTACACCAACTACTTACACTTACCAAGCTCCAAGTTCCATTGGTCCTGTAGAATTGGACTTCACTCGTACAGTTGTAACTTCCGACAAACGTGTTTACAACTTCGTAAGCTCTGATAAACTACGTAACAACCAAAACTTGATCATCTTGTTAAACCCTCGTAACTCTGATCGTATTATCTATTGCATTTACGATTATCAATTGTACTTATCCAATGAAATCCGTAACGCACAAAACCCTAGCTTGCCAGCAGTTCATGCGTTCGAACGTTTCAAATTGGTAGGTTATCAACCAGTACAAGGTCGTGTAAGAATCATCAACCCAACAGGTCTTCGTACACGTTATGAAAACACTGATCCTATCGGACATAACTTGATGAATGATTACACTACATTCATTCCTGATACTATGACAGCTTCTGGTACAGCTGGTGGTTACCCTAACGCTTCTGCTTACAGCAAAGTAAACGATGCTAAGAAAGACATCACTGCTCCAGAAAAAGTTGAATATGTAAAACCATAATTTAACTAATTAGGATTCTAGCCTAGAGCCTTCATAGGCTCTAGGCATTTTCCTTTACTTTCAAGAAGGGAGTTCTAATATGAACAATTATGATTTCGGCGATTGCTTAGATATTATTGAGCAGCTTCGTACAAATCAAGACCCAGATCTTCTAAGACAGTTGAATCATGAGCTTAACTCTTTCTTTACTGGGAGTACTTGTAATACAGTATTGCTTTCTAAGAATACAGATACACCATTCTTTGGTATCTGTGTAATGCCAGTGATTAAAGATAATGATATCTATGATATTCTTTTAAATGATGCATTTGAATATAATAGTGATGATTCTAAAGCTAAAGTAAATAAGTACTATGTAGAGATTGACTTCAAATTATTCAATCCTATATTGGACTTATCTAATAGAGAGATCTTAGCATTGATTCTACATGATATCGGTGCATTAGTTAATACATCTTCTCCTATCGATATTGCTAAAGCAGAAATCGATGTATACTTAGATAAAACTAATAGTGTTATCCGTAGAGCTAATACAGTAAACTATGCTGCATTATTAGCATTTGGTTTTAAAGATCTACTTTGGAAGATTACTTCTGTTATGTATAAAGACCATGATATGCTATTAGCTGATGACTTCTTGATCGGCTGTGGTTTTGGCATGGATCTTGAAATTGCTATCAAAAAATTAAAGAACTCTGGATATATCAACTATACAAATAGTGGTCCTAGAGATACATCTACTATTATTGCATGGTGTCTATCTGTATATAATGATGTATTATCTAATCGTATCATTACAATCAAAGGCTTACGTAAAGCAATGTCTTACACTGCTATTCGTCTAGTTAAGCGTGAGATCGAACGTGTTATTACAGCACTATCCCGAATCGATGACAATTCTCTATTAGAAGCTGGTCCAATCGATTGGGCTAGAAAACAATATAGGGACACAACGAATTCTTTCAAATATAGTGCTATCAAAGATTATGAAAATGATCTCTTTGAATTCCAAATACGTTTACGTAATATTGATGAAGAAAACGATGCATTGCTATTATTGCATTCTATTAATACACGTTTATCTATCATTGATGGTGTCTTATCTGAAGACGATCTAGATGAAAAGCTTAGATCTAAATATGCTATCTTACAAGCTAAATATGTTAAGCTAAGAGAAGAGTTAGCTAAACGTGAAACTCTAAGAAGAGATTATAATCGTATCTATATCAACTATCCTGATATGGAACTAAAACGTAGATAAAAACAAAAAAAAATAAATACCCCTAGGAGATTAACTCTCCTAGGGGATTTTTCTTATTGTAAATTTAAATACTCATTTACATTTTCTTTATTTACATCTAATAATCCTTCCCCTGCATCTGCTAATGCATCAAACCCAGAAATCATTACTGAATTAATTTCAGTACCTTTGACTGATTTCATGCTTACTACTTTAGCATAACCATCTTTGTATAAAACGAACTTTGATTCAATTTTATCAAAATAATATTCGTCTTCTTCATAAATTGAATATGTATAGAAATAACCATCGCTAGTTTTTCCTACTTCTAAATTAGTTGCATTTCTAGCAACCAATAAAGATAACAATTTATGCACAGGCATCTTAATGCTTTTAACACCATCAATTAATGCACTATAAGTAAATGCGAACTTTTCGCCAACTTCTAAACTTTCTACAATTCCAATAACGATATTTAAGAAATATTTTAAATTCTTCTTGGACATATTTCTATCCAAGTTTTCCTTTAAAACTTTCTTAAATTCATCAGACTTGAAATCGTATTCAAATTGAGATTCCAGCTCATCACAGGATGGCTGGCTGATGTTCTCGATGCCATAATCCCCATCAATGATATTGAATTCGCCATCTGTGTAAACATCAATTTCCTTGGTTTCCCAAGTTTGATATTGACACATACCGGACTCTTCAGTATAAACTGATGTTATAGCCACTCCCCCCTAAATGATTTTTTGAGATTTCAATCTCATTTCTGGAAGAGTAAAGAATTGCACTTAAAATAACTTCTACTAATTTATTCATGATGATTTCCTTTCTTGTCTGCGACTTAATTATAAACTAATATCATCATATCACATTAATAATATATGATTCTAGATATATCCTATTATAAAGATATATTATAATCCTGATTGTAGGATATTACAGCATAACCTACAATAGATTAATTATTATCTTATTTTATAGGAGGTAACACAAATGGCTCTTGGACAAGGCTTATTTAACCGTACTGGTGGATCCAGTCAAAAGAAATCTATTAACGTTTATTCTAATTATCGAATGACAAACTCTAAGGACATCAAAACATATGGCGGTTCTTCTATTGGATTTACATTCTGGCAAGGTACTTTGAAAATTGGTATTGCTCCATTGAAAATGGTATCTGGTCAAGATTATCCAATGCCTGATCGTGATCGTGAAGTTAGTGCATATTTGAAACACACTAAAGCTCGTATCTTAGCTCGTGAAATTCGTCGTTTCTTAGCTGGTGAATTAACTTCCGTTGGTATCACTACAGGTGCTAATACATTCCTTACAGTTACAGATGGTTCTGACTTTGGTTTAGAACAACCTGTAATTTGTATTCGTAAATTGAATAAAGATCTTTCTGCTCTAGAAGAAGAAATTATCTTTATTTGTCGTACAGACTTACACTTCTCCGTTCATAACTTTGATAAAGAAGCTTTCGATGGTGAAAAAGACTTCGATAGTTATAAGAATATGGACTTAGAAGACTTCGTTCTTGTATTGGAAGAATATGCTAAATCTATGACTAATGCATATGCTTACTCTGTACATGAAACTGCACAATATGCTGGTAGCAATACTAATGCAACTATTGAAGCAATTGCTGAAAAGTTAGGTGTTAACTCTAACTCTGGTAGCAGCTTCAATAGCAATAGTAGTTCCAGTGGTACTGACTTCAAACGTGCATCTTTAGATGACATGTAATATTATAGGAGATAGAGATTAACTCTATCTCCTTATTTTTTTGTAAGGATACTCATATGGAAGGTAAAACAGTCGCTCCTATATTTGAATATACTAGCCTATTCAATACAGACTTATCTATATATGATGTAATAAAATATGGGTTTAGAAAGTCTAAGTACTTCATTGATGGCATCTTAGATCTATCTCAACTAGATATGATCTATATCTTTCAGGAACGTACAAATCCTAACCCTTTAACTGCATTATTAAAAGAAGAATATCAAGATTCTGCTGATGCTCTATTAGAAGAGATTCTTGATAAGTATGGTGATCTACTTTACTTTAATACTTATGAGACTGATCTATATAGATTATTCTATAATATCCTTGGTATCGAAGGTAAAAGCTTTAATATAGCAGTAGCTGTAGATAATGAAAATCAAGAAGTTAATCTACGATCTATGAATCTAAATATAGTAAATAAGTTACGTATATATAAGAAGAGAGAAATCCCACTAGCAGAATATGATGCTATATATACTGATAACTTATTTAAGTTAGAGCAATACTCTCCTAAAGTGGAAGGTAAACACATCTTTACTCTACGGAATGGTATTAATACTGATTACGATTATACTCTAAGTAAATATATAGTTCAAGCAAAGTTCTATGATATGTTTCCTAAGAACTTATTCTACGTTGTTGAACCATATGACAAATTAGTTAAAATTGCGAGGTAGTTATGCAAATCTATTCTAATATTGTAGATCAAGAAACTCTACATAAGCAAACTATGGCAGTGCTAGAAATCATTGCCGATTCCCTAGTTACATCTTTTGGACCTTATGGTTCTGCTACACAAATTAAGAAAGATGACATTCTTCCTAAATTTACAAAAGATGGTCATACTATCTTGAAAAATATCTACTTCAATGGTACTTTAGAAATGAGTATTCGTGAAGTATTAGAAGACTTAACTTCTCATGTAGTTAAGAATGTTGGTGATGGTACTACATCTGCTATCTTATTATCCCAACTTATATATAAACGTTTAGCTACTAAGTGTGAACCAAACTTAGATAACTCTAAAATCTATGATTGGCATTTACCACCAGCTGAATTAGAACGTCAATTAAATGAATTGGTTAAACAAGCTTCTGATACAATCATGTCTCAAACTCGTGAAATCAAAACATATGAAGATATTCATAAGATTGCTCTAATCTCTACTAATAACAATGAAGAGATGGCTGAGTTAATCTCTGGTATCTATATGGAAAATGGTACTGATGTATACATTGACGTTAAACGTTCTATGGATAATCAAGACTATATTAAAATCTTTGACGGTATGACTATTGATTCTGGTTATGCTGATAAAGTATTCGTAACTAATGAAGCTGATTCTTCTGCTGAAATCAATGCTCCCAAGATTTACTTCTTTGAGTCTCCTATTGATACTCCAGAAATGATTAACTTCTTCTCCTCTATCATTTACCATAATATCATGGAACCTTTAAAAGATCGTCGTGAATTAACTCCTACAGTTATCATGTGTCCTAAAGTATCCAGTGATATTGCAGCTGTTATGGATCCATTAGTTAAGACAATGATGAATGCTAAAGCTAATAACTTTAATATTCCTTTCTGTCTTGTAACCGATATCTATAAACCTGAAATTCTTATGGACTTAGCTAACTTATGTGAAGCTCGTACTATTCGTAAGTATATTAATCTTGAACAACAAGAAAAAGACCAAGCTAATGGTGATGCTCCTACAGTAGATACAGTTGTAGATTGGTGTGGTACTGCAGATGCAGTTGTTGCAGGTTATAATAAGACTAAGATTATTAACCCTAAACTCATGTACGAAGAAGGTACCACTGAATTCTCCACTTTCTATAAAGCTATCATTAATAACTTGGAAATGCAATTAGATCAAGCTAAACAAGATGGTAAGAATCTAAATGATATTGGTAACTTACGTCGTCGTATCCATAGCATGAAAGCTAATATGGTTGACTTATATATTGGTGGTTCTACTCCAGAAGAACGTGATAATCGTTTCGATGCTGCAGAAGATGCTGTATTAAACTGTATGTCTGCTGCTGAATATGGTTATGGCTGGGGTGCTAACGTACAAGCATTCAATGTATTCAATGCTTTATATAAAAATCCTAATAGTGGTATCATTAGCGTGGTATATAACTCCTATTTAGATTTACTTGCAAAACTATATGGTTCTTCATTAGGTGAAGTACCTTCTTCATATTCCGAAGCATCTGATAAAGTAAAAGATATGATTAAAACTACTATCGAAACTGGTACTCCAATTAACTTACGTACTGGTAAAGCCGATGGTTTAGTATTATCTTCTATTAAATCAGATATCACTGTGTTAGATATTGTTGCTAATGTGGTTGGTATGCTAGTCACAACCAAGCAATTCCTTTGCCAATCACCGGCACACAATATTTATAAAGATTAATTGTCCAGAGCAAGCTTACTGGGGTAGGAATTAAATTCCTATCCTGGTAAGAACCTCATTAAGGAGAAGTTTGGATGGCTAAGTTAGAAATGACTTTAGATGAATATGGTAAATCTCCTGCCGGTAAAGGTAATGTAACTGGCTCGCAATATTTAGCTGAAGCTTATAAGACTAAATTTGAAAAAGTTATGTTAAGATATAATGGTAGAATTGATCATAACTTTTATACTGATGGTAAATCATATTTTATTCTCCTTAGAGTCCCATCTGAAATGGTACCTAAGTTTACATATGAAGTTGTATTTAAGTTCTCTCCTACAAAAATGACTGATGGTCATTCTAGTACTCTAAAAAATTATAAAGTACAATTCTTTTCCAATGACCCAGCTTTCACTTTTACATATGCTTATGTATATAATGCACATGGTATATTAGTTGATGAGCTTTTAGATAAAGTTCCCGATGAAGTGCTTAAAACTAAGCCTAAAGAACGTAACCCCTATGGGGTCATCAATTTCGCTAAAATTCTGTACTTCGGGTTCCTATACATACGTCAACATGGCTTCCTAGAGAAGCATTATTACTCAGAATCCAATTTAGCGATTAGAAATTCTAATGATTTCTTTAAACTAATAATGGATTGTAGCACTAAAGCACAACTTCGTCAAGAAGGAGAAAAGCAAGCTCGAGCTATAGATCCATTATTTAAACATAGATTACTTAAAAGGGGAGTTAAATCTGGTGGTAATGCTAATAAGGTAGTTAAGCATATTGGTAAGATTAAAACTGTTAATACAACAGCCGCATCAATGCAAAGCAAGGAATTAGCTAAGAAACTTAAATCTAACATCAGGAAGACCAAGACTACGAAACGAATATAAAATCATATATTATAAAGGTGAAGTATTATGATATTCGTTAGTATGAGGAGGATATAATGCAGTTAACTGAAGCATTAACTAGTAAGACCGTTCGACGTAATATCGAAGAGTCAGGGGAAATATATGATAGAGAGTACTCAATACGTACTCCAGAGGTTAGAACATTCTCTACTTCAATAAAACCAGAGAATGTCATCCCACCTATTGATGATTGGTAACCATCAGAGGAAGATAAAATATTGAAGACAATTAGAGGTAAACAGATTATTGCTCCATTGTCTCAAATGCTAACTAACAATCAAGAAGAGAGTCTTATCTTTAACTCATTTGTATTGAGTATTAAGAAATGCTATTCTTCTGAAGAACGTGTAGATCACTTTACACATTATCTAAATTACTTTGAAAAGTTCTATGATGTTGACCATGAGATGATTGCTATCTATGCAAGAATTAAGTTCTTGATTGATACTGATGAATCTGATGTATATGATCTAGATGCTTTCATGGCAGATATTAAACGAGATATCTTGTTTAGTACATTTGCTAGAAAAGTAAAAGCATTGAATGAAGATAACTTTATTATTCATATTAAACGTAATAAGAAGAATGGTAATGTACTTCAATATGCTAATAAACATCTTCAAGCATTAATGGAAGTAAGTATGTTTCAATTGATATTGATTCCATTATTAATCCATTATGCTTATATTAAGAAGATTCAAAATATAGACGAGTATCTAATGAAGTTCTATGATATTCTTATTGTAGATATGCATCCAGATATTGATCTATATACAAAGTTGTCTGAAACAACTAACAGCCGTATTGTACAAGATATGAATAAGAATATTGGTGCATGGGATAGACAATTCATTCGTTCCCGTAATAAGTTCTCTCATAGCTTTGATACAATCATTAGTATTATCATTCAAGTTATTCCGAAGGCTGTTTATAATGGTACATTGTTGAATCTAATCTATGTATCCATTAAAAACAATATTAAGAATAAAGTTGTTAATGCTAAATACGAATTCGCATTCAATCAATTATCATCTGATCGTAACGAAGGTGATGATGATGACAATTCAGAATTCGATAAATTTGAAAGTCATCTCTCCAAAAAGAATGAAGCCTTATTGATTCATAATCAAGTAAACTTCAAGAATACTATGAAGCAAATTGAAGAACGATTTGGTCCATTCTCTAAAGAAGAGATTGATTATTATAAGATAGAATTATCTAAAGGACGTAAGTCTCCAATTGTACCACATCAGAAGATGCTAGTATGCTATCTATTCTATAAATGGTTTGGAGATCCATCTTCTTTAGGTTCTATTGATTTAACTAACTATATCAAACTTATCATTGCAGCTAAGCGTATATTAGCATCTAATGGTTTATATACAATGGAAGCAATCTTATCTGGTAAGTTTGTTAAAGTAATTAAACGGGTTAATATGAATAAGAAAGAGTTAATGAAGATTACCTCTTCTAATACATATGAATCCGTTGCATCCATTTATCGAAATGAGAAGATTACTAATCTACTCGTTTCTATGCTTGCTACTATAGTATCATCTAAGTTCCAAATTATTGATTTCGATAATAAGGAGAATACTGGTAAAGCATTCATCCCACAACAGGAGTTACTTAATGAGGAATTCTTGATCTATGCAAGCTTGATTAATAATGGATAATCTTTTAGGGTAAGGAAGCTTAGTCTTCCTTACCTATTTTATTTATTTCAGGAGGATTAATATAATGAGATTTACATTGAAGAAAGATTTTCCAAA